CCCATGCTTGAAGCCTGTGCCACGGCCCTCCGACTCCCTTGACCCTGAAAAGTCAATTGAATCAAAAGGACCAATAGCATCAGCGAAGAGGTCAGCAACTTGCTGAACTCTATCGAGGAGATATTCGAGACGCTCATTATCTCGTCTCCGACTTAGTCTTTCTTCGGGGCTTTCGCCTTGCGAGAAAAGATCGACCGGATAAGAGGAATGAGAGTAGGCAGTAGACTCGCCAAGATGGCGATCGTCTGCCCCGTTCTCGAAATCGACGTCGTCGGAATCCCATCGAACGGTGGGAGACCGGAGTTGTCGTTCGATTCCATGGTACTCTCCTATTGTCGCAGCAATGCGACTTTTAGAGCATTCCGTGGCTATCTTCTTTCCAAGGCAGGAAATCTGCCGAAGAAATAGGATGGCTAAAGAATCGACTCCAGCTGTCAAGCAGCCGTCATTATCGAACACACGTAACCAAAGTCCCGAGAGGAATCTCGGCACCTTGACCTTAGCAGAAACCACTCGAGAGAGCGGTCCCTGTATAGGCAGACGTCCAGTCTCTAGCCCCTCCAAAAGAAGGGCATCGAGATTTGGGAGGTCTAGGGTAAAGAACCCTATTCCTCGTGATCGACTAAGTAGGGTAAGGTTCTCAAGATCGAGTTCCAACCCCCTTATCGACGGGTATGCTGCACGAACGTCTTTAAAAACGCCGTGCATGACATGGAGAAGAGCATTAACCTGGCTTTTCATGCCTATTCCTTTATAAGAGGAAACGGTATCCAAGCCACGGACTCTCTAACTTCACACCTTTCTCATGGGTGTGTAACGGAAACTTCGCTGGCTATCTCTAGCTTTCGAAGTTGACCATCTTCGTGATGTTACTCCCTGCGCTTGCGCTCAGGTAGTTACACAGTCCGACGGCCACGCCGACCGGATCGGTCAGGGTATCACCCTGCTCGTTCTCGACGGTCACCGTACACCTACGAATGTAGGATCGGGTAGCCGGGGCGACGGGAAACACCGTCCACCGAAGCTCGATGTTATGGCGATCAATCGCCACGCCACGAGCTTTATCGGTTCGCGTAGTATTCCGAATGAACATGCGGAATTCATCCGTGCTCGACCGGAGCAGCCACTCAGATGAGTACTGATCCTGATTGATGCGGATGAGACTTCTCGCAACAGCATTCACCGTTACGCTTTGAGGGTCCGTGAACATGCTTATTCTCCTATTTTGGCTAAGTTTCGAGTAACACGGGATTTTAAGCCCGCGTTACTGCTAACGAGGCCAAAATGCCCAACTGGTTCCCGCTGAGAAACGGGAACTGGGCAGTGACAGAGGGCGATACGGAGGTACGAGTCTTCCCCTCCCGGATTATTTGAATAGGCTGCAATCGATATCGATTGCCATTATTAATGCCTGTTAATCCAGGAGAAGACCACTCCGTATGAGTATGCAGCATAACCACGCAAGTGGTCAGCTGTGCTGGGATGATATTCCGAGAGGCCTGAAGAAAGGTCCCAACGTTTGCACCCCAGTCAATGAGCCAGCTCCATGGTATAAGTTCCCAAACTGTAGAGAAATCCACAGTGAGACCTAATACACAGCGCTGAATCAACTTACTCATCTCTGCTGGCGTGTACATTTTAGAAAGATCACCGATGGGTAACCACCGGCAATGAACTTTCTTAGTGAACACCGTGTTACCTCTTGCTCGAGTACTGAGAAAAATCCCATTACTCTGCTGAGTCCATAGGACATCAGATGCAAGAGAACTCTGGCCAGCTATGACCGTCCTACGTAGTCCCTTTCGGCTTTGTAGACGTTTCACCTCCAAGACTCGTCGTGAGACTTGATCATGGAAGTTAAACATCTTGAAGACGTCATCAACTACGGGTTTTATCCCGAATTGATAACGTAGATTCTCCCTTCCCAATTCTTTAATAAGGCTTGCGCCTCGTTTCTGAATAAGTTGGAAGATTTCTCCGATTTGGAGAACCTCAACCGGAACGTCCACGTATGGACGCGAAGGGTTGGTTCTTGCAGCAGCTGAAGTAGCCGCTGCAATATCTCCTGGGACTCCTTGAACATTACCAATGTGAGGCCCTGCGACTGTTGACCGCAACATATCACAGACATAGGATTCAAATCCAGTGCCTGTAACAGAAAGCGGATAGTCGACGAGCCCACCAGAAAACCTCCATGAAGCGCCATTTATAGGCCGACAGTCACCCGGATCAGTAAAATCCGTGAAACTTTCGGTACTATTAATGATATTCACAGGGGCGACCAGCGCACCAGATTGCCATCGTTTACCACCGTTTATAGTGGTGGATCGCGATCTGTCTCGTTGTGTCATGGTAATGTCACCGTCACTAGATGAGGGATTGGCTTCAAATCGGGGATTATTTCCCCTCTTTGAGAACCATGTAGGGTGGCCGAAAGGTCA